GAACAAAAAAAGTGATCCACAGCGGAATCACATCAGAACAAATGGAAACGGCATTCACTGAATATGCTGCAGCGGATGCCAGGTTGGCAAAGATCAATGCCACGATGGATGAACAGATCACTAACATCCGTAAGAAATATTCGGATGATATCACACTGTTGACCTCGACAAAAGACAGTGCCTTCGAGATAGTACAGGCATACGCACAAGAAAACAGGGAGGCATTGTTCGTAAAGAAGAAATCTCTCGACGCGGCCCACGGAACGTACGGATTCCGCACCGGTACCCCAAAATTGAAAACATTGAAGGGCTTTACATGGGAGGCGGTAAAGAACATGCTGAAAGAATTCCTGCCCGATTACGTGCGTGTTACGGAAGAACCCGCAAAGGATAAACTTCTTGCGGACCGTGAGGAAAAGAAAGTAGCGGAAAACATGGAAAAATGTGGTTTTTCCGTAGTCCAGGACGAAACATTCTTCATTGAGTTGAAAAAGGAAGAACAGGAATCATAATATGGGCAAAAGAAGTATTTCAAACCCGGATCAGGATGTATCGGACAGGCGCCGGGAACGACGGGTAAAGGTTGAGCAAAGGATTATGGAAGTCGAATTCTGGCTTATTTCATTTCCTTCAACACATCCTGAATGGACAAAGTATGTGAGAGAGTATAACGCACTGAACATTCAACTGGCACAACTTGACGGGGAAAAACCTGTATCCGGATTTGAATTAAGTCCTTACCGTATTTTAAACAACTAATAAACAGGTAAAAATGAAAACATTACAAATTAACGAAGCAAATGCAAAGAGGTGGTATAAGGATGCAGCTCCCGAATTCAAAGCAATGTTGGAAGATACTTTCAAAAAGGAGTTCTTTTCCGAAAAGATCACTGACCGTGTAAAAACCTATGAGGACGCCTGCCGGGAACTTGATGAAGAGCCGTTGAACGAATTGTCCGGTTACATTAAAGGCCTCACCCTGGACGAAATATGTTACCGGCAACTGAAGGCAATCACGAAGGCCCTGAATGAAGGCTGGACTCCTGACTGGTCGGATGGTGACCAGCCCAAGCATTTCCCATACTTCTACACCGGGTCCTCTTCGGGCTTCGCGTTCACCTATACGGGTTACTACTGCTCGTGCCCGTTTGCGGGTTGCGGTTCGCGCCTTTGCTTTAAAACGCGTGAACTGGCTGAGTATGCCGGACGACAGTTTGTCGACCTGTATAAGGGATTTATGATGTGATTGAATAACCGCCGAAAGGCAAAATATTTGACAAAATGAATAAGAAAGAAACAAAAAAAGAAGTGACCGAAAGGATTGAAACTTTCGAGGATGCGATGAAAGAAACCGGACGCCTTGCCGTTCCTGAATTCTCCGACGTTCCCGAAGACATGCGGGATTATTTTAAGGCACAATATAAAATGGTTGTGATCGCAGAGGCTCTTAATGAAGGGTGGAAAGCAGACTGGTCCGATGGTGACCAAGCTAAATATTACCCCTGGTTCTATGTGTCCTCTTCGGGCTTCGCGTTCGACGATGCGAGTTACAACTGCTCGCGCCCGTGTGCGGGTTGCGGTTCGCGCCTTTGCTTTAAAACGCGTGAACTGGCAGAATATGCCGGACGGCAGTTCGTTCAAATTTGGGATGACTTAACACGGAAATAACAAACAACGGGTTGCCGGGCTTTGCGGGCAGTCCTCTTCGGGCTTCGCGTTCAACAATACGAATTACAACTACTCGAACCCGAATGCAGGTTGCAGTTCGCGCCAATGCTGAAGAATTTCAAAGCCCGGAACCCTGCCCCTTGGCAAAAGATAACAAACTCGAAAGGTGTTAGTATACGTCCCTGACGGCAGAACGCTCCGAGTAGACAAGCAAAGACAAAATGAAACGGATCGGTAATCTATATGACAAAGTTTGCAGCCTTGACAACCTTAACCTGGCTTACCAAAAAGCCAGGAAAGGCAAGGCTAAGCAATATGGCGTCAAACTTTTCGAGAAAGACGTGGATGGCAATCTGATCCGGATACAGCAGGAGCTATTGAATTTGACTTACAGGACATCGGAATATAAGGTGTATACCATCTATGATCCCAAGGAAAGGGAGATTTCCTGCCTACCTTTTTCCGACCGTGTGGTCCACCATGCCATCATGAATATACTGGAACCGATATGGACATCTATTTTTATTCGTAACACGTATTCATGTATCAAGGGACGTGGCATCCACGATGTATTGAAGCATTTGAAGCGTGACCTGAAGGATGTGGAAAACACTCGGTACTGCCTGAAGATCGATATCCGCAAATTTTATCCAAGCATCGACCACGACATCCTGAAACAGATCATCCGGAGAAAGATCAAGGACGCCAGATTGCTACAGTTGCTTGATGGGATTATCGACTCGGCCCCGGGTGTGCCGATCGGCAATTATCTCTCCCAGTTTTTTGCAAACCTCTACCTATCATATTTCGATCATTGGTTGAAAGAAGATCGCAGGGTGAGATATTACTACCGGTATGCTGATGATATGGTGATCCTGGCGGGGAGTAAGGGGTATTTGCATGGGTTGCTGGTCGGGATCAACGACTATCTGGTAACACGGCTGAGCCTGCAGTTAAAGGGCAACTACCAGGCTTTTCCGGTCGGGGAACGGGGCATTGACTTTGTCGGGTATAAGTTCTATCACACGCACATCCTGATGCGTAAATCGATTAAAAAACGCCTCTGCCGGAAAGCGGCAAGGCTGAATAAGAAACAGTTAACGGAAAAAGAATACAGGATGCGGATTGCGCCCTGGTTAGGTTGGGCAAAGCACTGCAATTCGCGCCACCTGCTTAAAACAGTATTGAGAGATGAAACGGTTTTCTGATTTTGGAATTAACACGCTTGAAAATAAGCATATTTTCGCCGTCCCGGTAATCTCTATTGAAGAACTTGCCAACTGCGAAATTGTCGTGTTGGACTATGAAACTGATATAACAACCAAGCATGGCCCGGGGCGATATATTGTAAAGATTGAACATGAAGGTAAAGAACTGAAGTTTTTCACTAACGCCGCCCCTATTAAAGAGGCGCTTGACAGAGTTGATAAAAAGGATTTCCCTTTTACTGCAACAATAAAACCCCAACGGTATGGGGGCGCAAAAAAGACATTTTATTTTACATGATTATGGATATGAGTATAGATTTAGTTATTGTAGTGCTATTTGCACTGATAGGGATCGTATTTGCCCTGGTATGTGTATCCCTGGTTGCCGATAACAGGGAGTTGAAGGATCAACTTGAAAAGTCGCGGGAATTATACCTCCGCGAGGTTGGCAGGAATATAGAGAGATTAAGGAAGGATGTCTTCGGTGATGACATTGAAATGCTAAATAACGCCGGCTATGATAAGTGATGTGTCTGCCAGGACCGGTATATCTGTCGACAATATTCTCGGACGGGCCAGGACCAGGGAAATAATGACAATCCGGGAATTGTACTACAAGTTGCTCAGGGATAGAAAATGTTTTTCAACAACGCTTATCGCAAAGCTGTGTGACCGGGATTATAGTACGATATATTCAGGGATTAACCGTGTTAACGATCTGTTGGAGACTAAAGATGAATATGCCACATTGATGTGGGATAAAATGAAAGGGATTGAACCATGATAATAGGATTTAAAGAACGATTTAAGGATATGATCCTGTCTGGATCGAAAATACACACCATTCGTGAAGATAAGTCTAACCGATGGCATCCGGGAAATATTATGCACATGGCAACCGGCGTGAGGACAAATCGGTATAACTGTTTTAAAAAGGATATGTGCCGTAATATTCAAAAAATACGTATTGTTCATTGGCACAACACGGTTCACGTTTATATTGATGACTGGTTTTTTGGAGAAGCATTTCACAATAAACTATATGACATACAAACGTATACTCCAAATCTGAAAAAACTCGCGAGAAACGACGGATTTGACTCCGTATCTGATTTTTTTAAATGGTTCAGTCACGATTTCGAAGGCAAGATTATTCACTGGACTAATCTAATATATTAGAATATGATCATAGCAGTAGACTTTGATGGAACAATAGTGAAGGATGATTACCCGTTTATAGGTGATCCTGTTCCGGGGGAAATTGAGACACTCAAAAAACTTCGTAAAGAAGGGTACCAGTTGATATTGTGGACTTGCAGAACAGGACAGAAGTTGGCGGAGGCGGTGAAGTTCTGCGCCGAAAACGGTATCAGGTTCGATGCCATTAATGATAATATTCGTTACCGAATTATCGCATACGGTGGAAGTGATCCCCGCAAAATTGGGGCCGACCTGTATATCGACGATCGCGGTCTGGTAAAATTGCCTGATTGGGATGAAATATACCGGATAGTCCACCGGAGGGTTCCGGATCAGCAGGATATGCTGAACTTGGAATGGGGATTCCGGTACGATGATGAGTAATTGATAAACTTTCTTTTAATTGTGATTTTTAGATTTTTGGCCGTTTCGGTTTGTGAAAATCGGAGCGGTTTTTTATTGGCTTGCCGTCTGATCCTCAAATTCCGTTCTGAACTCGATCTTATATATGAACAGCCCGTTCCGGCTGTTTTCTTTTCCCTGGCTAACACGTGACAGCGGATCAAAGTTTTCAGTGCCCCATCCCTGAAGTGCGGCATAAGTGTCCGCAATTATATCATACGGCTTCAATGCCACCGATGCGACAGATGCCGGCGCGGCAGAACTGGTTCTCATTTCCTGATTGAATGCAAGCCGTACAACCACACGGGCATCACAGTCCTGGTCGGTATCCGTTATGTCTTCCGAGCGTGGAATATTTATGCCGATCAGGGCACACGGAAATGCCAGGGGAGCCCTGTCAAGTTCAGGTTTTAATACAGGTACACGTTCTAACTGACCGGTATCCAGATCGATCAACCGGAGTGATTTTACTTTCTCTTTTAGCCGTTCCATGACGGCGGAATAAACTGTTTTCATACTGTTTAAATGTTATTTAATCGGTTGTTAAAATACGGGTAAATTCGCGTATTATCTTCTCGTTTATATTCTGTACCATTACGGCTGAATGTCCTATGAATCGGCGTTGTGGCATCTTGAATTCCTTTTTACCATATATTTTTGCCCTTCCCCCGTAATTGTGTACACTGGCATATGCCTTATCATTCCTGATACGTACCCCCCGTTCAGTCTTGCTGTATGTGGTGGCATTCATGAGTTCAAGTGTTTCGCCTGAGAGTATCGGGGCAGTTGTACGGGATCGGGAGAATTTTCCGGTTTGACCACTATGTCCATACCAGGAGGAATCTTTCTCACGACGTTTCACATCCTGCCAGGGATTAAGGACCTTGTCTGTAAAACCTTGATTAGCGAATGATCCCTTATAGTGTTTCACGGCTTCCACGCCAACGATATCCTTGATATCATCGCCATTCGCGAATTCTTTTATTTTATCCATCTTCGCAGCAAAACGCCGGTTGAATTCATGAATATCCATTTTTTTACGCCAGAAGTTTGTTATTATCAAATAGTTTTGTATTTTTGCATATGGAGAGACGCCCGGAAGGGTGCCACTCCCCCAGAGGGGAAAAATTGAGTAATCAGTTTTTCCCCTTTTTCTTGAACAACTCCCTCAACTTATCCGCATCATACCGTTTTAACCGACCGTCTTTTGTAAGGATGATTATCTCCCGGATATTGGATGCCCTGTCTCCTTGCAGTGAAGCTTTAAGCCCTTTCCAGATATCTATATTTTTATAATCACGTCCGAGATAGATATACACTTCCGATACAATTTCCTGATTTGAGGCCGATTTAATGCTGTTTTGAATAGCGTTTTTCCCGCTTTTGGATACCGGTATTTTCGCATCAGAGAGTAAACCGGTAATCAGATTTTTTGCATCGGCATTTTTATGGCCGTCTTTATCCACCACGGACAAAAGCCTGTATTTGTATCCGTAATCCTTTGCCAATAGCGTGTAAGCCCTGATGTTCTTCGCTTCCTCATCGGCATTCTGGCGAAAGTTTTTCGGAGTTTGCAGTATACCGCCTGACCTGAATTTCTTTTCCGTGTAATCTTCCCGTAATTCTTCAGCCGCCTTGATGATATCGTCCCTTAGTTCTTCGTCTGTGGCCTTGTAATAGGGAGTCTCCTTTACATTCACGAATTCACCTGTTTTACCGGGATTATTCTGAAATACCGGAGGAACATGTTCTTCTCCCGGTACCGGTGTGGCTTCCTTGTCGGTCGGTTGTACACGACAGGCACAATTCCAATCCGACGGAGGCATATGGGTATCCCACCAGACATGCCGGATCGGGAGGATTGTCCCGACGTATTCCAGGTGTGATTCCCGTTTGTGACTGGCGGTACTTTCGAGATATTCGAGGTTTGGATACAGATGCTCCGTTTCAAGCCACTTGCGGTAATTGATTGCGGCACGGGCAGACCGTACAGCGGTATTGTACTCCGTCTGAAGCCAATTGATATTATAATCTTGCGATACCTGCAAGGCCAGTTTCTTAAACTCCCGGAATGACCTCAGGTTGCCATTCTCATCATGCAGTAATCCGACCAGTTCTTCTGCTTGCTGATGGTTTTTAAAAGCGGCGAAAACGGATGCATTGCTTTTAAATTCATCGATAAACTCCTGGTTCTTTTTCCCGAAATCAACACCGGCGATCTTAACCTCCTTGTCAATGCCATGCTGCAGGGCATCATTGGTGATCCTGAATAAATGTTCATTGACAAGATCATCATTACCCCCGTATACCTCTTTCAGTGCCTCATTGAGCAATTTGTTAAGATCGATGGTATAACTGCCCCCGTCATCATCTTTAAGCGTTGTGCGACCCGTAATAGTGTCTATTAACCGTGTCGCGAAGCTTGCTTTGTTGCCCCGCTCCTGAGTCGGGGCGTCTGCGAAAAAACGGTCGAAAAGTTTTTTCTTTGACTTTTTTTCTTTGACTTCATCCGGGCTCGCTTCCGGTTCCGGATCAGTTTCCGGTTTACTATTCCCGCGGGCAATAACATCACCCTTGTCTGCCGCAGGTATACCGAATTTTTCCTGGAAATAGTAAGCCGGGATCTCGATGATACTTGCCAGACTGATAAGCTCATCCACTGTTAAATCCTTAACTGCTTTTGGAAATACAAAAGAACCGTCTTTAACCGGATATCCCCGCTTTTCCAAAATGGTTTTCAGCTTGTGGTTAAGGACACGCTGCACAAAGCGCAAGTCAGACTTGTTAACCTCTTCCTCTACCTCCTTATGTACCTGCCCCTGCGAACGACTGGCACCGTCCTTAGTGGTCATCGTTTGCGACAGGATAGTGATCAATAACTGTTCATCCAACGAGTTAATAAAGTCCTTATACAGCGTTCCCCCGCCATTACCGCTTTGTGTAGTCGTGTCGATATCGGTTTCTTTCGGCACGATCAGCGTTGCGGCGGCTCCTTGTGTGTTGAACGCATCCTGCAAGGCTTTCCTTGCTTCCGTATCATATATGCTATATTTCCCGATACGGAGTGGCATTCCAAACAATTCCACCATTTGAGCCCAATCCCCGATACCTCCCCTCTTCATGATCGCATATGGACAGGCACGGAGCAATAGACCATGTTTATGTTCACGGCTGATCACTTCGATAACGTCCAAATCGGCATATGATATCTGTCCCACCGGATCATTTTCCAGTTTGGCGATAGTTTTAGTTTCCGGACGTATGTGTTTACGCGGTACGGAATAAACGTTCATCCCATTTCCGTCAAACGTGGGTTCAATGACAGACATATGCCAGAACTTTGCCTTGATGACTTCCTGCAGGAGATATTCGAAATCTTCCGTATCTATCAGGTTGATCATATCTTCCGACTCGGAACCATCGGCGTACTGGAAAGTGAGTTCTGCACCTGTTACGGCACGGATGCGTTTGTCGATAGCATCCCCGAGCACACCATCGGTTAATATGTCTTCGTACATATTGAGCAAAGTCGTTCGACGTCCCATGTCGGCAGATTGGAGTGCGGTACGCCATTTACCGATATCGAGTATCTGCCTGTTGACTGGTTTAACTTCAATCTGGTTGATTATAATAGGCTGACTTTTCAGCGAATTCGCAGTTTTCGTTTTACTTCTTGACATATTAAAAATGATTATCACGTTTCGGATTTGAGTTGAATAGAATAACCCCTGTCTGTTTATCTTCCGGCAGGGCTTCAAGATCAGGAACTACATCACCCTTTTGTACGGCTTTGAGCCAGTCAATGGCACGTTTATAGCGTTCCATCCGCAAACCAAGATCGGTATTCACGTTGCAGATGTTCACGAAGTGCCATACAGCGATATCTTTCAGGAAGATGATCAGCAGTGAATTCCGGGCATCACCTGTTTTGCTGAATTCAGTGGCGATATCGAAAGCGCGGAGATATCCTTTTGCCTCAGAGATCGCAGCATCAATGGCAGACTGCAGGATAGTGTTGTCCCCTGATGTTATCACATCCACCTGCTCTTCATAGAGATGGGTTTTGATTTCTTCGATAGTTACATAACTCATAGTTTTGCCTTTTTGAATTGTGGATGTGAATTGACCTTTGTAAGCGTATCATACAGGCATATTCTACTCATTGCGGCAACGTTCATGTTGCGTTTTAGTACTCCGGCATTCTTCAGTGCCTGTATGTCTTTCCGGTTGAGTGTCCGGTACTTTCCTCCAATGAAATAGACACACGTCCGTTTTCCCTTCTGGTTACCGTTCCCGGATGCAAGCCTTTCAGCCTTTCGAACTGCCCGCCGGAAATGAGGTAAGTTACCGCGCCACCTGGTGCGCAGTTCAATAAATTTTGCCAGGATTTTGATAATGATCTTTTTCATACTACCATCGTTTTTTATTGGTGTGTTGTACACCGATTATGATTGTGTCACCGCTCAGGGTGAGCAGCTTGTTATTGCAGATGAATCCGCCTCCCTCGACGGCATCGGGACCGTCTGCAGGAGAATTAAGTGCCGGAGAAATTAAAAGGAATTGCTCTTCGAGCCTTTGCATGTGGGGGTTACCTCTTTCTTTTTCATTAAAGATGAGCCTGTTTGTGCGATTAAGTGGTTCTAAATTACCCTCCATCCGTGAAAATTTATCCGGTTTTTTTCGTGTATCCGGGATAATTCCTATATGGTGCCCACGTTCCTGCCCCTTTTTGAAAAATAGAGGAAGGAATACCTGCTCATAAAATGGATTTTGCAAGGAATTATTTTCGATATAATTGTAGATTTGTGTTTTACCTCCCACATAGTCTTCAATTGCATAGAACCAATCTACGAACTCATCATTTGTGACCCGGTCAAGAAACCCGGTAATTATGTATAATATGCCTTCATATACGCCAGTCAACCATAGAGCCTTTGTGCTGTTTTTCCGGGCTGTCTTGTTGTTGGATGGTGAAGGATCACCATAAGCGACAAGAAACCGGAAACGGTTAAGAGACGGTATATTTCCATAAGTGATCTCCTTGAATACGCTTCCCTGTGTGAGAGGCGTATTCATATATTCAGCCATATAGGCAGCGGTAGATATCGTTCTTTTGATTCTCTCGATGTTTTCCTGGGAATTTTTTTCAGGCCAGGATGAATTTCCGTTTTTATCTTCGAGATTGACCTTGTCTACATAATCAGCAATCTTCATTGCCCTTGCGACACAACAGTCTTTCGCTATAAGGTTACCAAGCCAAACCACCTGAAAAGGTTTGTCTACCGCCCTTGTTGGCATAACGGCACGTTCACACCAATTCCATCGTTTATCGATGATTTCACTGTTCCGCACATCTTCATCGGTATCGATATCGGAAAATATTACTTTGTCCGGGCGTACTTCCTCGTTACGTGATCCGCGCGGAGACTGGTCGGCTCCGACGGCAAGAAAACTGACTCCCTGTGTAGTTATAAAATCACCGTAAGCCCACGAACCGGGCATCTTCTGTAAACCGTAATCATCAATGATCCTCTCGTTTTTCTCCAGTGCATTCCGGTATGGTTCAAGCAAGTCCGAAGCTTTGTCCCAACTGTTGGATATTAATATGATATTTCGTTTAATACCGGTCAAAGCCTGATAGATTGTTTCCATCATACACACAACGTCTTTTGCCAATTCCCGTGCCCATACCCGTGACTCAATGAATTCGGGGTTATTAAGGATACGCTTCGACGCTTTTTTGTGAAACCTGGCTGAAGGGGCTGTACAGTATTTAGCGAAATAATACTTTTTCCATTCCTCGAAATCCCCTTCGAGGCGTTTTATCCGCGCTCTTTTCTCCGACTCGGATTCATTCATCCGGGCATTGGCGGATGCGACAAAGTTTTTATAAAAAGCATCCCATTCAACCTGTATCTGCTTTTTAGTTTTTTTTGCTGTCCCACTCATCCCCTTACCTTTTTAGTAAATCCTTTATGAAATCGTCAAAAATTGCTGCCAGTTCGATTGCTTTCTCCGTGTGATATATTCGGACATAGTTCAATACCCGTTTACTCACTTCGTATACGTCAGCAATATTAGCTTCACTTTCAAGCGACCGGATAGAGCTTGTGTATTTTGCAATTGCGTCAATTTCTTTGCTGTTTGCAAATCGCTCTCCTTCAGGGCGCGTCATGATTGCGGCATTCAGTTCATCAAGCTGCATATACAGCCTGCTTAATTGTGCTTCCCTGGTTATGAGCATCGATTGCTTCAGTTTTTCCCATTCACCATCCTTGTACCATTTATTCATGGTTACGGCTGACACCTGGACTTTTTCGGCTGCTTCCTTTTGTGTCAGATTGTCTCTAAGTATAAGCTGTTTTGCCCATTCCTTCTTTTGTTGCATAGTTAAGTTGGCCATACCTTTTTTGTCACAAAAGTCAATTTCTGGGGGCGTAAAAGCAAAAAGTGTATTAAGGGTTAGAATGATCGTATTAAGGGTTAATACACTTTTTGGAATTGAGATGGCGGAAGGTGTTTCTTTGTTCAAAAAATTAGCGCAATGGCGAAGGCAAAAACATTTGTATTAAGCGATGAATCGGTAAACACTTACGGATTTAGATTACTTCTCTCCGGGGCGGATATTGAACAGTTCAGGCGCAACCCCGTGATGTACCTCAACCATAATGATTGGGATACCCCGATTGGCCGTTGGGAAAATATACGCATAGAAGATGGTAAATTGATGGCTGACCCGGTATTTGACCTTGAAGATGAAGAGGGTAAAAAAATTGCCGGCAAAGTAGATCGCGGATTCCTGCGCATGGCCTCCGTCGGCTTACGGGCTATTGAGCGATCTGAAGAGCCGGAATTGATGCTGCCCGGACAAAAATATCCCACCGTCACGAAGTGGCAGCTTCGGGAGGCTTCTATTGTCGGAATCGGGGCTAACCACAATGCCATCCGCTTGTATGATGAAAATGATAAACTGCTCTCCGATGATGAAATACTAAAACTTTTCGATAAAACCAAACCAGTAAATTTTGAACGAAAGATGAAAAAGGAAACATTTACCCTTTTGTCGCTTGCAGATAACGTGAGCGACGAACAACTGCATGATGTCATCCGGCTGATTGTGGAAGAAAATACGCAACTGAAATCGGAAAAGAAAACTCTCTCCGACAAGTTGCAAAAAATTGAGGATGCCGCCAAAGCTGAAAAGTCAACAGAAGCTGTAAGACTTACAGACAAGGCAATCAAAGAAGGTTACTACGACGCTAAGATGCGTGAAACCATCCTGGGCATGTTTGACAAGGATTTTGACGCTGCAAAGGCTATGATTGAGGGATTACCCAAACGTACAACCCTGAAAGATGCCATCAGCGAAACTGACAAGTCCGAACTTGAAAAACTGATGGCAATGTCCTGGAGCGAACTGGATAGGGCCAATAAGCTGGCATCGCTGAAGGATAAATATCCGGATGCGTACAAGGAAAAATTCGACGAGGAATTTAAAAAATCCTGAACAAGCTTAAGCCGGGTATTTAACTGAAACTTTAACTATTTTATAAACAAAACTTTAAGCAATGAAAAAGATTTTAGCACTAATGTTTAACCTGGTTATCGGGGTTGTCCTGGCTACGGTAACAGGAGGCGGCCTGATGGCCGCTGTTGTGGCGGGCGGGGCGCTCTCGCTTATTCCCAAGTCAATCACCGGTGCATTGCCGATGGCCGTACAGGTGGAAATATGGGAAAAGGACATCGTGGAAGGACTATGGGCAGATAATGCATTCCTGACCTTCGCATTCAATGCAGACCAGTATGTATTGGCGGGCAAAGTGGTTCATATCCCGCAAGCCGGAGCCGCTCCGGGAACAAAAGTGAACAGGACTGAACTTCCGGCAACGGTAACAAAGCGCACGGACGTCGATATTACCTACGCAATCGATGAAATTACTTCCGATCCGGTTCACATTCCTAATGCGGATACAGTAGAACTCTCGTATGACAAGAGAACCTCAGTGACAAGTGAAACGCGGGCGGCGATGTATGAGGCTGCGGCCTTGAACATGATTTTCAGATGGTCTCCCTCCGATGCTGCGCGTATCGTCCGTACTACAGGGGAAGCAGTTCCCGCACACTTGCCATCTGCAACCGGAAACCGCAAGTCATTTAAACTTGCAGACCTGAAGGGTGCACAGAAGCAATTCAATAAGGATAGTGTTCCTTCGGCAAACCGTTATGCGCTTATCGATGCAGAAATGTACGATCAGATCACCAATGAAATGACCGCGACCCAACAGCGAGACTTCCTTGCCGCCTACGATGAAAAGAACGGCATCCTGGGACGTATTTTCGGCTTCAATGTCATAATGAGATCGCAAGTTATGCGCTATACCAATGCTTCAACTCCCGTCAAAAAAGAATATGATTCAGCCGGGGCAGCGACAGACAATGCGGCGGTGATATGCTGGCAGAAAAATTCTGTTGAGCGCGCACTGGGTGATGTGAAATTCTTCGAAGATTTGGGTAACCCTCAATATTACGGAGATATCTATTCTTCGCTGTTACGTCTCGGTGGACGTATCCGCAGAAATGATGGCAAGGGTATATTGGCAATCGTTCAAGCTGCTGAGGGTTAATACAAATGAAAACAAGTAACAGGGGCATTGAATTGATTAAGGCGCATGAGGGCTTCCGCTCTCATGCCTACCTGTGTCCGGCAGGCAAATGGACAATCGGTTATGGACACACGAGCGGCGTTAAAAGCGGTGATGTGATAACCAGGGAGCAGGGAGGGGCTTTCCTGCAATCTGATGTTGCCGAATGCGAAAAAACGGTCAATGCGGTAGGGTTGAATCTTACGCAAAATCAATTTGATGCCCTTGTCAGCTTTGTTTTCAATTTCGGTGAGCCCAAATTCAGAACCTCGACCCTGTTGAGATTGGCCAAAGCCAATGTAAACGATCCCCGGATCAGGCATGAGTTTTCCCGGTGGATACATGCCAACGGGAAAATAGAACCCGGACTGGTGAAGAGGCGTAAGGCGGAAGCGGATTTGTACTTTTCTAAATAATTGAATCGTGGGAACATTTGAAATCATATCGCTTGTCTTGAACCTGGTACTTGGCAGCGGGTTGATCGTTACACTCGTAACATTGAAATCCACCATCAAGAAAGCGGAAGCGGAGGCAAAGGCATCGGAAATAGGCAACGTTGACTCAGTTGCGAAAATGTGGCGTGAACTGGCTGAAAAGATGGAAACACAATACATGAACGTGAATGAACAGGTTGACAAGTTGAGTCGGGAAGTAAATCGATTGAGGGCTATTAACAGCAAGATCGTCAGGTTGCTTGACAGAATTACTCCGGAGAACCTGGTAGACATGGTTGAAAAAATAAAACAGGAGATAAACAGCAGTGAAGAAAATAATCATTCTTTTTCTGATAGCCCTATTGGCCGGTTGCAAAACGCAGCGAATGCCGGTCATTCAGGTGCCAATAAAAACAGTTGAACGGAAAGTAACAACGCTCATTCCTGTTTTTGTACCTGGTGACAGCGCCGTACTTCGCGCCTGGTTTGAATGCGACTCCCTGAATCGTGTGCTCTTAAAAGGTATCGATGAGCAAAAAAGTAAGAATATGGTTTCTCATTTCTCTTTCAAGGATGGCATACTGGAATATGGTGCAAAAACGCAACCGGACACTGTATATATCCCTTCTGACACAATTTACATGGATAAGGAAATACCTGTTCCGGTTGAGGTGGAAAAGAAGGTGAATGTATTAACGAAATTTCAATCCATCCGGATATGGATCGGGAATATTATACTATCGGTCATTGCCGGGATGTTGGTTTATGGCCTTTTTAAACTGTATTTAAACTTTAGAAAACTATAAATTATGGCAGAAAAGATTTTAGCGAAACTTCGCGTGAAAAAAATTGAGGCGGCAAACCCCATCACGGCAGCAGCCGGTATCGCGTCAGCGACATGGGAAGAATGGCCATTGACGCTTCGTGATGATGAATTGTTGATTTCGGAGGAAGAACCGGAAGAGGAGGAGTTGTATTCACATGAGAATGACGCCCCAGAAGATACGGACGTCACCGGTGCCGGACTGCGTGTTACAGGAACCTTTATTAAAGCTACGCGGGATCAGATGGCAGACCTGATGGGTGGAGAAGCAGTGACAACCGGAGAAGGGGAAAACGCTGTAACGAAATATCATCACTCCGCTTCTAAACTGGTATTGAAAAAGGCTTTGAAATTCACATGCCACGACGGATCAGAAGTAGTTGTTCCGAATGTAAGCGGGTATGTGAACATCGGGTTGAATATCGGTAAAGGCGGACGGGCAGCGTTCCCGTTTAATTTCCGTTGCCTGAAAGCAAGTTCTACCTGGGATTGTGACTTGGTACTGTAATGGATACCCGGCTACAAACAGCCACGACGATACTGGAAAGGGGCGTGCGGTTTCGGCTGCCCGCCCCTTTTTACAAAAGGTGGCTGAAAAAAGACTACGTAACGATCCGGCACCTGAAGGCGGGTACCATACTGGAAATATCACGGGTTGTCCTTGAGACGAATCTGGAAGAGGCGGTCACATTCGCTGATCATATGTTCCTGAAC